GGACCAGTTGCTTGATAGTTGGTAGATAATGAATCATTAATCTCAAGACCTATGTTTGTAGTATAGTGAGATGCTCTTACATATCCTTGTTTAAAGTTTAATGCAGCATTAAAATCTTCGTTCTGTGTATCTGACTTACTATGATCTGTAAAATCGTCTACAATAAAACCATTCTTAAGACGGTCTTTGCCATCTGCGTCTATAATCTTGGTATTATAAGTGTCAGTCTCTAGTAAGTTTAACGAAGTATAGTATTCAACCTGATCCAATCTACGTTCTATACCACCGATATCACGCATAGTATAACGTTTGTTATCAGATCTAACTATTGCAACATCTGCTTCAGGATCAAAACCATATGGTTTATGATTGATGACTGCTAAAAGCATACCATCTTTTAGATCATCAGGTTCTAATGGTGCTTCAGCAGATTTACCTTTAACAATTTGGAACTCACCATCAGGAGATATAAATGCCTTATCAGTTCTTGGTAGATACCAATCAAAATCACAACGCATACTTGTGTTGATTTTAGGAACGTCAAAGATTGTAGCGGTAGGTGTACCTGCTACGTTGAATACTCTTGAATTAAAATCAAATGTAGATGCTTGTACATATGCAGGAGATGAAACAGTTCCAGTTCCTGTATATAAGTTTCTAACACCTGGTCTAAAGTCAAGATAATCTGCCATAAATTTGACTTCAAAGAATGGGATATCACTATAATCTGTAGAAAGATATGATTGACCGCCAAAGTAATCACCAGTTGCAGAGTGTGTATAGTAATCAATAACTACTTTTAATTTCCTAAGAGGAACCGCAACACCTTTTTTTCTAACAATTTTAGAAATATCATATATAAATCCAGTTTGATTAATTTCCAAGTAATAGTTGTCAGTCACAACTTTTGATCCTGCAATAATCGATCCTGCAGAGTCATTAATGATAGCAGTAATAGCAGTACCTGCACTGTTAACACCACTAATAGTTTCACCCGCAACAAATGTTCCCTCAAGATATACTAATGATAATTTTAAACTACCAGAAGCAAAGTCAATAACTTTTGCTCTTGCTTTAGAAGTTGCACCTGTGACAATAGTTCCAGTAGCAAAGAAGGTAGGTTCTACAATAGTTACAGAAGGTAGAACAGGATCTGCATCATCAAACGATTCATATACAGCATGTAATCTATAGCAGTCTGCTACACCTAAAGATATCTCTCTATCTTCAATACGTGTACCATATAAGTTTGAGTAAACTAAATTATAATTTTGTTTATCTAAGTTTTGTATAGTCTTATTGACCTTCATAACAAACATCTGATTCTCAGTCTTTGTTTTTCTGGTTGCTATATTCTTAGATACTGTAGCAGTGACTTTGACAGATGTAATTGAAGTTAAGTTCTCAACCTGTAAAGTAGTTTGTTCAGATGATGTAAATGTTATATAACCAAGTCCACCAGATGATGTTGTGTTGAGAGGTATCTCAGCACCTACAGGATATGAACTATTTGATCCTGCTAATACAACTATAGTATAGTTTTCATTTGTAATAGAAGCAAACTGTTCATTTTCTGGAAGAGTAATTGATATAGAGTTAGAAGATACTGTTTGTGCATCGAATGTTCTTCTGACAGTCATAGACTCATCAGAAATTGATTTTATATACTTCTTAGGCATTGGACTAAGAAGATCTGCATTTTCTACTTCAAATAGTTTTGCACGGTATCTTAATAATGCAGTATATGTACCTGCAGAAGGAGCAGCAGTAGGATCTACTTTGACTGTTTGTCCTGTAGCTGATGTATAATCAAATATAGATGATATACCTGTCGTGGGTAATGCATTAGGATCTACCTTATCTACATCAACATATTGTGTATTATTGAAATATAATCTATCGCCAGGTCTTAAATCTAAAGCAAAGTTTGATTGTAAACCAGTAATTTTTTCTGCACTACCTGTAGCATCATATGTAAATGTACTACCTTGTACAACTGCAACATCTTCAAGAATAATATCAGCACTAAACTCTACAGCAGATGTACTTTCATCTCTTGCTACAAGTTGTCTTGCATCAGAGAAGTTATAATAGTGAATATTATTAACTGTATCTAAATTTAATCCATCAACAGTTATCATTTCACCTGCTTGGAACTGACCTTCAACTTGATACAAGTCAATATGATCAGCAGAGAATGTTTCTGTGACGTATCCTCTTGCACCAGATGTAGCACCAACAACTTGAGAACCTGCAGTTACACTAACTGAAGCTGCCATATCCAAAATGGTGAACATTTGAATATCAAACAATACTGTCTTATAAACATCATCTGCATCACCAAATGTTGCGTCCAAATTTTGAGAATATTCACACGATAATATACGAGCATAACCTATAATATTACCTGCACCTGTACCTGGTGAACTTGTAAATGCATCTCTTATCTGAGCAACTTGATATGCATTAGATAATGAAGAACCTGTAGCATTAGGAAATCCATATATGTTGTTTACATTTACAAAGTTTCCAACCTCAAAAGGTATATTTACATTCTGTGCAGACTGTGTATCTCTTGGTTTTTCTAAGTCAACATATGTTGGAGATAAAGTAGAAACTCTATATCCTTTTACATATGCAGTACCAGGACCAAACTCAACTGCATACATGTTTTCTGCAGTGGTATTACCTTGAGATGTTGTAGAACCTACAGCATAAACACCATTATTAAATGTATTATCTAAGTTCTCTCTAATATTAATGTCAAAATCTTTTACAACGTAATCACCAGATTCCTCAAAGGTTCTGGTTGCCATTGTTTTTTCTAATTCACTATATGCACTACGATCTACTAACTGTTCTACTTTAGAGTTATTGATACGTAATAGTTCAATAAAGTCTTTATCAGCATCATCTGTAAGAAGTTTCTTAACTAAATTTGTGGTGATTCTAAATCTATGAGAACCAGGAGCAGCATAGTTAGATGTTCCTGCAGCATTATCGTTGAGGCTAAGGTCATCTTCTGGGGTGATGATTGACTCTTGAATATCAAGTCCGATACGATAGGAGGGGTTGGTTCCATACTGATCTAATAGAATGTATTGATAAGGTACATCAACAAAGAAACCTCTAATAAAGTAAACACCATCTTGAACATATGCAACAGAACCAGTCTGTAATGCACCTGTAGGTAATAACTGTGCAAATGGTGATCCAACTTCAATCAAAGTTGTACCGAAAGTTATTTCAGTATCAGTAATTAACTGTTCATTGTTGGAAAATGTTTGTTGTGTATTTCCTGTACCACCTGATTCAATATACTTAACATATAATGTGATATAACCTTTTGTAGATACGGTGTCAGAAATACTATATAATACTTTTGCTTTGACTCCTGATGTCAAACCAGTAATAATTTTATCTGTAAGTTGAGATCTATACAATTCAACGTCAGCACCCAAGAAAGACTCTTGAACTAAGATACAGTCAACGTTTAAGTCATAACCAACTTGACCTGGTATAACCATTGCACCATCTTTGAATAGATGTGCACCAACGTTTTCAACCTGATTCTGCAAGATACTTTGCATCGAAGTAAGTTCTCTTGCCTGTATTGGAAAACCAGGACGGAACAGTACTCGATAAAAGTTCTTCGTTTTATCAAAGTCGTCGTAATACGGTGTTACGTTTAAATTAGTATTTTGTGCCATTAGAACTCGATTACGATTTTAATATCTTCTACTTGGTCGTTCGCACGACTGATTGCTCGCCTATTATCTATGTAAACAACGTCACCGCTATTTGACTCGATTTCAGGTTTAGCATACCCATTGTTAAATTTCATACCTAAGTCATACTCTGTATTGTTGATTGTTCTTGCTGATGAGTTAGGAACAGCAGGGAAGTTTACGTCTGGAGCACCAGCCGCACCTGATGTTGCACCACTTACAACGTTTGAACCATCAAATTCATTTTGTGTACCAGTAACTTCTGGGAAGATACCATCAACTGCGTTTTGATAATATTTCAAAACTTTAGTTGTAGCATTCCATGAGATTACTCGTGCTCTTGCAGTCACGTTTGTACCACCAACAACTCTTGTTTGTGTGATAATTTCGTCAGGAACGTAATTACCTTGGAATGTTGGAGAGAAAATAACCGCTTTTGTTGCAGAAACTGTCAAGTCAGAAAGAAGTTCTGCAGTACCATACTTAAGAGGATTAGTAATTAAACCAATTCTTCTGTAGTCGTTATCAACTGGGAAGTCTCCTGCACCCTCATCATATGAGAGTTTAGCGTTGATCATGGTTCTAAAAGCACCAAGTTCAACAACTGAGTCTTTACCATGTCCGCCAGGTGGTGGAATGATAACATCAACTTGTCCACCAGTACCAGTACCTATACCAGTTATATTATCTACACTGATTTTACCGAATGTATATCCAGTACCACCAGATGTCACAGTAGCAGATATAATCTTACCACCGTCAATAACAATAGAAACACGACCACCAGTTCCATCACCGTTGATCGCTACATTATCGTAGGTACCATTGTTGTAACCAGACCCAGCTGCGTTAATAACAACAGTATCGACTTCACCTGCGACTGCGTTGGTTTGAACTGCAGCATTTGTGAATACTGGCATGTAGTCGTTCGAGAAAAACTTAAGAACGCTTGCAACTGGAATAGTGTACATGTACTTCCAACGATACCCATCGCCAGTAGTAATGATGCTAGTGCTAGTACCAGTAGGCTCGACAGTGCTAGGCTTACCATTTGGATCGGACGGAGAAGTTCCATTGTAGATACATTTGTAAACTTGATATTGGGAGTTCACGACATAAAAATCAGAGTCGTAAAGTTTAGTCGCACCAGAAGCAGCAGTTTTACTAGGTGAGTAATCATGACGATACATGTCATAGGTAAAACCTAATCCACCAGTAGTTTGTTCTGGGGATACCCAGTCAATTCTACGAACAACCTGCACGGTATCTGAAGCCAGCACTCTTTTTAGGGATACCATGTCATCATAAGAACCAGAAAACTCTGAGAATGAATCCACTGCTTGAGGCGGTGAGTTTTCATTATCCCATGTTTGTGGTCTACCAATGAAAAGATATAACCTATCTCTTGTTGCACCCGCAACCGTATCACTCTCGGTTGCATTAGGACCTTCAAGTGCCTTTATGAACTTTTGTGCTGAAAAAATTCTAAATTGGTCTGTTAATAGAGCTGCCATTGTATGTGACTATTATGTCCTCCTGTTTATTTATGCCTATTTCGATCGAACTATTGCAGAATATTCGATACTCTTAATTCTATAAGACGCACCGCCATTTCCGTTGATAAGTTCTCCACCTAAAACTGCCTGTGCAGCAGCGTTAGCACCAGTAGTATCACTGGCATTATTGGTAAATGTAACTGTAGGATGTAAGGCATAAGTTCCATCTACAGTTTGTGGAATACCATATCCACCATTGTTTATAGTAATTGATGCAACCTGATCTCCTGCAGCAGTCATTACTACAGTACCAGTTGCTTGTATATCACCTGTATTTTCTATTGCTACAGTAGGAACTGCAGTATAGTTAGTACCAGGATTTGTAATCACAAAGTCAACAATAGTATTCTTTTGTGAGAACTCATAAAGATAACCTGCAATACCAACATTTATATTATTAGTATTGAAAGGTATGACATCTTTGACTGTCAATACACCTGTTGAAGGTATCCAAGAAACAACAGTTGCTTGTACACCAGATACAGAACCACTAACTATTTCATTAGTAGAGAAGTTCTGTCCATTACCAGTTGTTTGATCTAATGTTATATTAATCAGTGCAGTGTGTTCAACACCCTCTGATAATCCACCTGCAGCAGTAATTGTTGCAAACTTAAATGGTACATCACCATCCTTGATGTTATCACCAACTTGGAATAGAGTTGTGTTAGTACCACCTTGTGTTTCTTCAATACCATAAAGTGAATTGTATATACCACCATCAAGTGCAATTTGATTTGCATATGTGGTATTAGCATTACTTAAATCTGGAATACCATCAGGTGCACCAGTTGGTATAATATCTTCAAAAGATCTATCTGCTAATACAGATAGAGGTTCTGTCAATAGATTGATAGAAGAACCTGCAGTTGTAAGAATTACATGTGGTAATACTCCTGCAGCAGAACTATCTGCAACTCCACCATCAAATTGTACGATAGCATCTTCAGTTGCTGCTCTACCACCATCGATGAATGCTAATTCATCAACTTCAAAGGTAACAAGTAATTCTCTTGTATTAGCATCCCAATCATATACTTTAGCAACTTTGTTATTTTGGTTTTCAACTTTTCTAATAACTCTATCACCAACATTAAATTTGTAGAGTGATACACCATTAGAATCATTTTGACCAGGATCTAATATAACTCTCTGATCATAGTTGAAATTTACACCACGTGTTAGACCAGTAAATTTACCTGCAGATTTAGAAGTATAACTTATTGTTTCTCTATTAAGAATGATTGATCCAGAGCCAGGATATACGTCAGTAGAATCAACAAATATGCTTGTATCAGAAGCTGTGACACTCTTAACTAATCCAGTTAAGTAAATTGCAGAGGAGTTAAATGCCTGTCTTGCTCTAGTTTTACGTTTTAATTGTACTAATTTTGTGAAGATAATATTAGGTACAGAAGTATATCCTGTGCCTGGTTCAGTAATATTAATACCTGTTATAGAACCTTGTGATATAGTTGCCTCTGCCTTTGCACCTATACCTCCACCACCAGTAATAAGAATATAAGGAGGTTCTTGATAGAACTCACCTGGATTAACAATAGAAACACCTGTAACTTTACCTAAAGTATCAATCTCAGCAGCACCTTGTGCACCTTGTCCACCACCACCTTCAAAAATAAGTGTTGGAGGAGTTGCATAACTTCTACCTGCATTTAATAAAGATAAACCTGTAACTGTTTGGACTATAGGACTACCAGTAGCACCAGTTCCTTGACCACCTAAAATTCTTGCTTGTGCAGGACCGAAATAATTATCACCAAACTTAGTCATCTTGATATAATCAATTTGACCTGGATTAGTTGTACTTAAAACAACATTACCTTCAGCACCTTCTGGGAAGTTAATTGCTAATGGAGGAACTGTTCCTCCTTCAAATATAGGCACACCATAATACTTGGGACCTATAGCATAAGGATATGTAGGATTACCTGCAGCATCCTCAGTCATATAATATGCATAAGTTCCATTTGGATATTCTGGGGTTTGTGAGAATCTACCATTATAAGCATCCAAAGTTCCTACAACTGCTAAGTATTTCCAGTTATTTGTAGTACCACTTGTATGTGTAGGTGCAGTACCACCTGAACTTATTGATGCAGTTGCTTCGTAAATATATCCTGCGTTTCTTACAGTATTATACTGAACATAATTTGCTGTACTTACCCATGCAGCAGACTCATCAAAGATATAATCATTAACAAGGTCTCCTAATTGATAACCTCTATTAACTAATCTTAATCCCATACCTGCAGTGATATAACCAAAGACATATAGATTACCTGGTGCATCTACAGGAACTGTAAAACGTACTTCTCTCTGTGTGGTAGCACTATTGAATAAACTTACCCATGTTTGATATGGTCTTTGTGATCCATCAATCCAATATTCTACACCTTGCCCTGAATAAAGATATGCAGTATCTCCAACTAATCCTGCATGCCAGCCATCACTCGTAGTCGATATGAATAGATGTTGAGATGGAGCATTTGAAGAATCTAGTTGATTGAAGACATAGGTCTTTCCTCTATCCAAAGACAAGAAGGTAGGAGATGCTCCATCAAAAAGAAATTTATTATTAGATACAGTTACAGCATAAGTCACTGTAGTAGCAGTAGTGACTATTGGTCTAGCACCTTGTAATTCTGGAGTAGTTCTTAATCTATATCCTGATCTTTCTCTAGCATATGTATTACCTGTTCTTCCATAAGGTCCGTAAATAGGATAACCATCAAATGACATACCTAAGATTCTAGAATGTCCATTTGCATATCTTGAGTAATCTAATGTTCCTGCAGCAGCAGTTCCAAAGAAACCCTCAACATAATAGTTGTTCATATTTACTTCATCTTCTTCCTCAGCAGAGGTATCAAGAATCATATATCCTTCATCACCTGTGTATCCTGACATATAACGATGAACAGCACAATAGTAATATATTTTTTGCGTTTCATCCGCATTCATTATGAATATTGGTTGCAATGAAGCTTCATAATCTGCAGCATATGCACCAGAAGCACCTGTGCTATTGTAATATAATGTTCCACCATTCAATGTACCATCAGCAGTTGTAGAGAACCGCATAGGGTGTGGTGCATTACCATGTGAGTTTGAAGGATCTGACTGATCCCATATAATTACATAATTCTTTTGTACTTTAACATTTTCTGGAGCGAAGTAATATACACCAGGTGTAAATGCACCAAACTCATGTGCTTCAGCACCAAAATCAATATAGAAAATACCATTTGGGAATGTTATTGGTGCACCAGTTATTTTAAATGAAAATCCATTGGATCCTAAACATAGGTCTTCTTGAGAAAATGGATCTCCTGTAAGACTTCTTAGATATATTCTTGTTACAACATTTTGACTATCCTTAACTATCTTTGAAATTATACCTCTACCTGTACCGCTAACTTCATCAACAATTCTACCAACTTCTACTTGTCCTAATGTTTCATCCACATTAGTCACATTAAGTAAAATATTATCAAACTCTACCTTGACTTTCCATGTAAAAACTTCTTGATTACCCCATTCAAATACACCGTTAGCATCATCAAACTCATTTATAGTTTTACTTGTCTGATAATAATGTACATTATCATGAACTATAGTATCATTTGCACTGGTATTTTTTACATAGTCATACTTTACAGTATCAATAGCAAAGTTTATAGGTGCTCCACCAGCTGTACTACCCCACTCTGGTGTATGTAATAGACCACCATTTGCTAATATACCGAGTGATTTATTTCTTTGAAACTCTCTAGTGTTTGGATTAGGAACATCTTTACCACCTCTGTATATAAAGGTTTGATTAAAGTTTCTATCTACAAGATCTCCTGAACCACCAGGTTGCCTTTCATTAGCATAAACCTGTGATGGTTTAGGATGATTATCTGATACAATAGTTAATCTATCTGTTAACTTAGCTGGAGTTCCAGTAGTCCCAAATGTTGCAGTGGTAGCACTATTTGGATGAGATTGAAATATCCTTGTGAAATTAAAAGAATTTACAACAAAAGGAGTTTCCTGTTCAGGAATAATTTGTAATCTTAATGGATCATAACCAAGACCTCTGTCAAGAACACGAACATGAACTATCTGTCCTGATTCTTCATCTATAATTGGATATAATACTGCATCTCTTGTTGGAGTTCCACAACCAGTCACAGTAAGTCTAGGTGGATCTGCCTGAGTATACCCAGACCCACCATTTACAACTCTTACAGCACGGACACCAAACGTTTCGTCAAAGATAGGTTCAATGTCAGCACCAGTACCTGGAACGGTTCTTGCCATTTATTAACTCACTACGTTGATAGTTCCTTGCATTGCAGCATGGAGTGTACACTGATAATACAGCGTAGAAGGAGCGTCGAAAGGAACAGTCCAATATAATACAGTAGTTCCACTACCAGATTGACCAGTAGTATAAGGAGTACCAGTTAAACCTTGAGAAGACTGTATTCTAAATGGATGTCCTCCACCCTCAACACTATTATCAAATGCATAACTAAAACCTCTATGAACATAAAGTGTAGGGTCTCGGACTGCACCATTAAGTCCTGGTCCTGATATTAAGAAGTCACTACTTGCATCTTCTACAGGTGCACCTATTTCATACCAAGTTAATGGACTTCTAGTAACTACCCATGAAGTTCCATTATAGAATAGATTATCACCTTGAGTAAGACCTGCAGTGTTTGTATCCGTTAAGGCTGCTAATGTGGTAGTTAATGTACCAGAGAAGTTGACTGTAAGTGTGTCTCCTGAAACTGCAGTGGTAATATTTGTTCCACCTGCGATTGTTAATGTGTCTGTTTGACTGTCAGCAGTTGTAGATCCTGAATCACCTGCAACTGTAGCAAACAAGTTAACAGAACTAACACCTGCATTATCATCAGCAGGAACCCAGTTAGTTCCATTCCATTTTAAAGTTTGGTTTAAATTTGGTGCAACTGTTGTGACATCAACGTTTGCTAAATCATCAATACCAGAATATTGTGTTAATAGTGCTGCTCTAGTATCTCCAACACCACCTGCTGTTATATTAATGTTTACATATGGTTTATCATCACCATCTACTGTGAAGAAATAACCAGTATATGTTGCAGCAGCAGGAGCAGCTGCAAGAGATGTATATTCGTTTTTATATTTTACTGTCGTCGGTAAGTCGATTGAACCGTCAGTGCCAGAGAAAGTGCTAGTAATGGAACCAACACCCAAAGTAAGATTACCAGTTCCGTTGGGAGCGATGTTAATATTTCCATTAGACGAGGAGATGATAGAGTTTCCATTGACATCGAGGGCAGCTGTAAGGTTTGTGTAATCCGAGGGGAGGAATGTAGATCCATTATAACGTAATACTTGTCCTGCAGCAGGGTTTGTGACATTAACTGTAAGGGTTGTGCCATTACCTAATGCAGAATACAATTCTGAAAAGTTATCGTTGATCTTGTCACCACCAGCTCTCAGGGTATCCCCTGTGTTGTCGTTCGCGATTGTACCAAGACCTAGTGCTTGTTTTGCCATCTTCCTCTAGATTTTTGCTATAAAGTATTTATGTGATTATCTCAGGGTCAACTACTTCTTCACCATATTGACTTAAATCTGGTGCAGTCCAGTTATCTGGAACAACAGTTTCCACTGCGATGTCAGGATTTTGGTATCCAGAACCTTGATTACTCATTGTAACTCCACCAACACCTACAAGTGCTCTAATATTACCTTCAAAACCAGATATAGAGTCAACCCTTACAGTTGGTCTTGTAGTATAACTAGATCCACCAGATGTGACCTGTACCTGTTTAATAAATCCAGTTGTTAGTGCAGCAGTTGCAGTAGCATCTTGACCAAATACAGATCCAAGATAATCAAATGTAATAAGTGAGTTAGAAGATTCAATAACAGCAACTGTTCTATCTTCAGTTTCACCCTGTATTCTAATGTTATCACCAGGTTCTACAGGAGGTACAATTTCAGCAGCATCAACGTCTGCCTCAGAACCAACATATGAGAACGCAACGAATGTAGATCCAAATCTAGGAATCTCAGAGAATATGATTCTAGAACCAACAATCTCAAAACCTATACCAGGTTCCTGTATAACACCGTTCAATGAACAGATGATATTGTTCTCTGGTCTAATTGATGATGACTGTACACCATCAGTCAATGTCAATGAGTAGAACACATCATTACGTTTCAAGTTGAATGACTGACGTAATGAATCAAACTCGAATGATATATCATCCAACTGTCTAAGTTTACCAACATAGAATCCTGTGAATGATGCTCCTAAATCAGGTGCCTCAGTGAACTGAATCTGGTTAGAGAATGCAGTATATGCGTTTGTAGCACCTGGTGGTTGTAGAATACCATTGATGAATATCAATAGATGTCCTGCAGGATCTGGTAGATAAGTTGTACCATTATTCTGAGATAGATTAAAGGTTGTTTGTACACCATCAAATCCTTTGAATGATCTCTTAACTCTTGCTTTAAGATCACCTTTAGCAGAAACTGCTGCCTTATAATTATCAGTACTCTGAATAGCATCGTTAACATCAAATGTTCCTACAACATCACTTAAGTATGCTCTCTTAAGAGTACCAACAGTCTTGATATCTTGAACAGTCGCTGTTGCAGCACCTGCAGTTACCACCTTAGTTGTTATACTTGCATAACCTTGTGGGAAACTTTGTACTCCATAATCACCAACAGTATCACCATTAGTCAATGTTCCTTGGAACTCTTGTGCGTAGATATAATTATTTGGAATATCTACACCTGTAATTATAGCGTAAGTATTCAAATCTTGAACACCAGATGTAATCTTATAAAGTCTATTTCCAACTTGGAATGTAGCAAGACTGGATATAATAGAAATACCAAATCTTATATTTCCAGTAGATGCAATCTTGGCACCAACTTTAAGATCCAATCCATCATATTTAATAACATCAAGATACTGTCTAGAACTCTCAGGATAAACAACAGAATTGACTTCAAATGATCCATTTAAAGTTGCAGTATCAACAGTCAATGTACCACCAGTATTGTCTGTGACAGCAGCTTCATTCTGTAAGAATGATCCTGCAGGTTGTGCAGTAACTGCTGATGTATATCCTTTAAATGGTATATTATCAGTAAAGGTACCTTGTAAATCAATTACATGTAAACGATTCTCTATTGCACTAATCTGAGCAGTTGTAGAGTTGTTTGCACCAACAACATTATCAGTGATTGCCCAAGGACCTGCAGTTACCTTAACATCAAGATACTTGTAGTTTTCATCCTCAAAGAATCCATAAACAACACCAGTAACAGAAGCATTACCTTGTTTCTGTACAGTCTCGTTCATAGTATAAGGACCGTCTGTTATATCACCATCAATTCTAAATCTTTGATATACCTGAACAACTTTACCTGAGTTTTCAATAATAGATTCAAGTTCACCATACACATTACTTGATAATCCATATGCATAATCAGCATTATTCAGTCCCCCTGAAAGACCAATCGGAAGAGTTCTTGCTCCATATAGCTTAGTAGGAACAGTAATACCATTTTGAGATGTAATCTGAGTATAGTATGTACCAGTCTTAATTTGATTTCTAATAATATCAAGATTATATCTTATAAGTCTACCCATTGATTTGGTAGTGTAGTTTGCAGCTTCAGATGAATCATAGAACTTATAGAATCCTGCATTAGGTGAAGGTTCTGTAAGTGTATTATCAAGTGCCTGTTGCATGTATGTCTGAAGTGTATTGATAGCATACTGCTTGATATTATATTCATTATCAGAGTAGAATACTGTGCCATCACCAGACTGATAAGGATCAAGTGCAGTCTTGGTAAGTTTAACACCCCAAACATATATTCCGCTAGTTCCATCACCTGCGTATGACTGAGCACCTTGAGCATTATTAATAATAATTTTATTAGATAGAGTTGTGAAACCAAAGGAGAATGTAGTTGTAATAAATGCTCTATACCAACCATTACCGAGAGGAACTACTCCTGATGCATCATTAGTAATACCATTTTGAGGTGTGAATACAGAACCTATAGTTCCTGCAGTTAAATTAAGGTCAAAGAATATTCTTTGTACAGCAGCTGTTCCCTCATCAAGTGACATTTGGAAACGAATTGATGTGTATCCTGCTGCCTTAACAAATGCTGAGAATGTAAATGTCTGATTTCCAGTTATTGACTGTGAACCTTCGTCAAATCTTTGATTAGTTGCGTCAAACTTGATTGTGCCATCATCAAATGTATCAAATGCATTTAAGTTAAAGTCTCTATTTAAAGTGTGAAGTGAAGTAGTAGTGCTTGGTACAATCTTTTCAGAAGTAATTGTTTGATCAGGAGCAGCAATACTATTGTTTACAATACTTGCTTCAGTAGCAGTCCAATCTGTTGCAATTGCTTCTGGATTAGTAAAGAGGTTAGCACCTGCAATTTGTCCAGTTATATTAGATGTAAGAGTTCTAGCATGTGCAATAGTTTGTACGTTTGTTGGTTTATTATACCAGTCATAACCTGCAGCAACTGCATTGACTACACCCACTGCCTTAGATGTTCTACCAACGATAGTATTACCATTTGCCCATTGTGTTCCTGTAAAAGGTCCTACAATCAAGAATGATGTATCTTCATTCCATTCTAATACTTTTGCATACGCACCATTGCTTGAATGAATTACCTCACCAACTGTATAGTTTCCAATATTACTTGTTAATGTAATTTCGTATGCAGTTGTTTTATCTGTAAGATCAGTTGCAATAATATCATGAACTAAATCATCTGTAATATCTGTAATGAAGGTATCATATACCCATGAACCTGCTCCAAACTGTGAGTTGACCTGATTTGTAATTTCCTCTTTATAGTAGTTGTAGTTGAAAAGAATATGTTTAGTAGCACTTCTACCTGCAAGTTTAGCAGGTCCTAAGAAGTCAACTGCAATTTGAACTAACTCTTTAAATCTAGTAACTACAGTAGCAATATCAGTTGGTGTTTCTGTATCTCTATATGCAGTTTCATCAGTCTTCAATGCAGCATAATCAGGTGCAGTAAATCCACTGTTGAAATCATATAATCTATTGTTTATTGCATACTCACCAATAACACCTACTTGTGATATAGAGTATATAAATGCTCCTAATTCTTTTTCTACATTTATTATTTGTAAATTAGAATCTAAGAATGTTTCTAAAGCTGTTATTGTACTATTATTACCACCAGTTTGTAAGTCAGATATCATTCCCTGAATAATATCAACTAAATTTGCTTGACGTACAACCTCAGTATTACCAGTACCAGGATAACTGAATGCTGTATATTGTACAGTGTTTAATGAATAACTAAATTCTGATGATGTTAAACCAGTTGCTTCTTCAGCGATATACTGTCTGTTGAAGTACAATCTATCACCTGCAATATTGAAGTCATTATTGGTAGGTGCAATTAAATCATTGATTGCTGTAATTAACGAGTCAACCTCAGTCTTAACAGCATCAAAATAAGTAGAAACTCCATTGCCAGGAGTGTCCCAGTCACCTGTAATAATATCATTGGTGTTATCATAAGTTAAATCTCCAGTAATTGCTTGTTTAATATAAATTGCAAGACGATCATGAGCATATATTGATTGAACAGGTTGTAAACGAATATGTCTTAGTTCATTATTATTTCCAAGATAGAAGTTTGCTGCCTCTGTAGTCTTTTCATTACCACCATTTTCAATATCATTAGCAACTGCTTGAACAATTAATTGTAAATCAGTCTTACAACGTAATGTTCCATCAGTAGATGTACCATTAGCGTTTCTTGGCATATCTAATGCAAGATCTGGATAACGTAATAGCATATCGTATGCTGTTTTATCAACAATAACACTAGCATTCTGACGAATCAAATATGCAGCATCACGATATCTGTATTGGGTATCTATATCAATTTGATTTGTATAGATTAAATCAGTTGCAGCATCATGGTATGATACTGGGAATGGTACTTCCTTAAATCCTCTTAATCGTGCACCTGCAAATTCAGCAGCAGGAGATACAGCAGTAACTGTAGCAAGATGATCTGTAGGAGATGTAGTTATAGCATTATTTAATGTATCTGTTAATATCGAGACTAAGTTATTTTGAGTTGTAATAACATCAGAACAATCTGATAATGAATAGAATACTTTAGTGACAGCATCTGCATTAGATGCAGTCCATGTATGTGTATACTGATCTTCAGCAGCACCTACACCAACATTAACTGTAAATGTGTCTGTAGTATGTGCACTAATTGGTAATACCTGAGCAGATGCAGGGTCAGTGGATCTTGGATATGTATGAGTTGTAGCATTACCATCTTTAGTACATGTGAATGATAATGAATTATCTGAGATAATTACAGAATCTCCTGCAACATCGATTCCATTGCTTGTAGCAGAGACGAACGTATGTGTGTAATTACCACCTGTAGATACCCCATTAGCAAGTCCAGATGCAAACTTATGTGTATAATTACCGCCTGTCTGAAGAAGTGCTCTTGTGATTCCATTACTTGTTGCAGATACAAATGTGTGTGCGTAGTTTCCACCAGTAGTTATAGAATCAGCAGTAGCAGAAACAAATATATGATTAGAAGTGTTTGTAGAAGGAGTGCTTGCTAATGTCTGAACTGTAATTGTGTCATCAGTAACATCAGTAATTGTGACCGCAGTATTATAGTTAGGATCAGTAGTACGAGGATATGCATGATCTGTAGCATAGTTATCCTGAGCACATCTTAACACTATTGAATTTGTAGCAATCTTAATTGCAGTTCCTTTTCTTAGATTATGACGACCTATTGTAAGTGTCATGAATCCTGTTGTAGGATTATAATCAACATGTGTAGGAGTAAATTTCCTTAGAGGTGATTTACCAACATTGATGCTTAGTTTATTATAGTCTACATTGAATACACTTAACCATTTACCAGTGATAGGATCAGTAGCACGAGGATATGCTTTGTTAGAACTATTGCCATCCATTGTGCAACTAAATGTGACTGCACCTGTTGCTAATTGAATCTTTTCATGTTCTTTAATTTGATGTCCATACTGAACAGCGTTAGTTGCTGCAGATACAAATGTATGTGCAGAAGTATCTGAAATTGGTGTACCATCACCATTTACATTGACTGTAATAGTAGTTGCAGTTTCATCAGTAATTGTTAGATCATAATTGTATGGATAGTCATTGCTACTTGCTCTTGGATATGACTTCTGAGCAACGTTGCTGTCTAATGTACATGTGAATACTAAAGAATTAGGTGCGATTCTAACTGTATCACCAACACTCAAAGTATGAGATCCAATGGTCAATACCATATCACCTGTGGTAGGATTATATGTTGCATTAGTTGGAGTAAAGTTAGTAGTTGCAAATGTCAATTCCATGACACCAGTTGCTGCATCATAAGTTGCACCAGAAGGTGTGTACTGATGATTTGCAAATCCAGTCACAACGTGAGTAGTTGTGTTGGAAGGTGTATAACCATCAAGAGTATTAATTGTGATAGTTGAACCTGTAACAGCATCAATAGGAACTGCCTGAGCAACTAAAGGATCACCCTCTATAATTCCACCCTTAATAGCAGATACGAATGTATGAGTTGTTGTATTTGTAGAAGGAATCTTATCTAGAACAACAACAGTGAATGTAGTTGTAGTTGGAACAGATGCTACAAATAACCATCTATTACTTGCATAGTCTGTAGATCTTGGATATGGATGATTAGTTGCATTATTATCTTCACCACATGTAAATGTAAGAGATAAATCTTGGAACATTATTGGTGTACCAGTTCTCAATCCATGTGCAGCTGCAGTTGTGACTGTCATTACACCAGTTACAGGATTGTAAGTTGTTCCAGTTGTAGCAGTATGTCTATCTTGCTCTGATCTTGGATATAGATGAACTGTAGCATCACTATCCTGATCACATGTCATCTTGATAGAATTAGGTGCTAACTTAATAGTTGAGTTTGCTTTACTTACACCACCAGATGTTGCACTTACAAATGTATGAGCAG